ACCGTCGAAATCGGCGGCGATACCACCAAGCTGCAGACCGCGTTAAAAGGCGTAAACAGCGAAATTAAAAACACTCAGGCACAGCTGAAGGATGTGGAGAAACTCCTGAAACTGGATCCGGGCAATACCGAGCTTCTGACGCAGAAACAGAAACTGCTGAAAGATGCCATTGCCGAAACCAAGGAGAAGCTTGCCACCCTCAAGACGGCGGCGGAGCAAGCCAACGACGCCCTTGCACGGGGCGAAATCTCCCAGTCGCAGTACGATGCCCTTCAGCGTGAGATCGTTGAAACTGAGCAAAAACTGAAGGAACTGGAAGCTCAGGCATCGAAATCCGCTGTCGCATTGGAGAAGATTGCCGCAACCGGCACAAAGCTTCAGAGCGTCGGTAACGCTATCACAGGAGTCGGCAAATCGCTGGCTCCTTTATCTGCTGCAGCAACAGCTGTGGGTGTTGCCGGTGTGAAGGCTGCTACCGACTGGGAGTCCGCTTTTGCCGGTGTCAAAAAGACTACGGATGCCACGGAAGAGGAATACGAACAGTTAGCCGCAGGCATTCAGAAGATGGCAACCGAAACCGCATCCTCGGCTGAGGATATAGCCGCTGTTGCCGAAGCTGCCGGACAGCTTGGTATTTCCAAGGAACACCTTCTTGAGTTTACCAAGACCATGGTCATGCTCGGTGACTCCACGAACCTTTCTGCAGATGAAGCTGCAGTTGCCCTTGCCCGTTTCTTAAACATCACCGGTGAATCAACCGGAAATGTAGATCGCTTGGGTGCTGCTATCGTTGACCTTGGTAATAACTTTGCTACCGATGAAGCGTCTATCGTTGCGATGAGTACAAGGCTTGCTTCAGCAGGAACCTTGGCTGGACTTACCTCTACGGACATCCTTGCTTTATCGACTGCTATGAGTTCTGTCGGTATTCAGGCAGAAGCCGGTGGTACCGCCATGACACAGACCTTAACGGCTATCGAAAAGGCAGCTTCGGATGCAGCAAACGGCTCGACAGCGGCTCTGGACAGAATCGCATCCGTAGCCGGAATGACCTCTGCGGATTTCGCTTCGGCATGGGAAAACCGTCCGATTGAAGCATTGCAGGCTTTCATTGCCGGACTCGGACAGCTTGATGAAAAAGGCGAAAGCGCCACACTCGTTCTGGATGAGCTGGGTATGAGCGGTGTCCGTCAGTCCAATATGTTAAAGTCCCTGGCTCTTGCTTCCGGGGTTCTTTCGGATGCTATCGACACATCCAGTCAGGCTTATGAAAACAATACGGCTCTTACGGATGAAGCATCCAAACGCTACGAGACATTTGCTTCGCAGGTCAGTCAGCTGAAGGAAGCTTTCAAAGCTGTGGCGGTAGACATCGGAAACATCCTGATTCCAATCCTCAAAAACCTCATGGGTGTTTTACGGAATGTGCTGGATTGGTGGAACGGTCTTTCTGACGGCACGAAGAACTTCATCGTTCAGATTGGTTCGTTCATCGCTATTCTTTCACCGATACTGATTATCGGAGGGAAAATCATCTCCGGTGTGGGTACGATAATGACGATCCTGCCGAAGCTCTCCGGTATCATCACTACGGTAAAAACAGCATTCGGAGCACTCAACGCTGTCCTTGCCGCCAACCCGATTATTCTGATTATTGCTGCCATTGCCGCCCTTGTTGCGGCTTTCATCTATCTCTGGAACAACTGCGAAGAATTCCGTCAATTCTGGATTGATCTGTGGGAGAACATTAAGGAAGTAGCTGCCGCTGTCGGCGAGTGGCTTGCTCAGGCATGGCAGACTATGGGAGAAGCGATCACCACGGCGTGGAATGCTATCTGTGATTTCTTCGTCAGTGTGTGGGACGGCATCAAAAATGTATTCACTACGGTGGTTACAGCCATTTCCACGTTCCTGACCAACACATGGAATACGATTCAGTCCGTGACGCAGACGGTGTGGAATGCCATCAATACCTTCTTCACAACGATCTGGACGGCGATTTCGACAACCGTCACCACGATTATTACTTCCATTTCAACCTTTATTACGACGGCTTGGAACAATATCAAGACTACCGTAACGACCATTGCCAACGCTATCTGGACGGCAATCACCACGGCATTCAACAATATGCTGTCTGCTATCACCGGCACGGTGAACAACATCCGTGGCGCGATTCAGAACGGCTTCGAGGCTGCGAAGAATTATATCACCAATCTGGCATCTCAGGCATACAACTGGGGTCGGGATATTATCAGCAACATCGTAAACGGTATCAAGTCCATGATCAGTTCTGTTGTCAGCGCAGTCAGCAATGTGGCATCGACCATCCGGTCGTATCTGCATTTCTCCGTGCCGGATAAAGGACCTCTTACGGACTTTGAAAAATGGATGCCGGACTTCATGCACGGCATGGCGGAGGGTATTCGCAAAAACAGACCGCTGATTGAAAAAGCAATCTCCGGTGTCGCGGATGTGATGGATTTCAAGAATGCTCTTCCGGATATGAACGCCAATCTGACGGCAAGTATCGGAAACGGCATGAACAGCGGAGACTACGGTGAAGTGAAGTTAAGCCAGCCGATCATGATTGACGGCAAGGTCATCACGACAGTCGTATCTCAGATTCAGTATCAGCGAGGGAAAGCATCCCTCAGAAATCTCGGAACCGTGTAAAGGAGGTCAGAACCGATGTTCACAGTTAGATTTTTGAACTACGCCGGGGATGACCTCCTCGGTGTGGTCGAAGCGGAGTACGGCGAGGATATAACCTCAAAGGCTCCGACTCCGGAAATCATAACGGGAAAAAGCTTCAACGGCTGGAATGTTCCTATTACGCACATCGAAGAAGATATGACCGTCCGTCCGACCTATGTGGATATAACCTACACGGTTGTCTTCAAAAAGTATGACGGCGGGAATCTCTCTGTTCAGCATATCGCGCACGGTCACGCGGCTGTCGCGCCGACACCTGAACTGATTCCCGGACATACCTTCACGGGCTGGGATAAGGATTTCTCCAATATTACATCAGACCTTACCGTCAATCCGATTTATACGGCGCAGGTGCTGACAGTCCGGTTTCTTGCGAAGGACGGAACAACGGTCTGGTCTACGCAGAGTGTTGAATACGGAAAAGATGCCGTACCGCCGTCACCGGAAAAGTGCGCCGGTTTCACCTTTATAGGGTGGAGTGCTTCGTTTCGGTATATTACACACGATACAGATATTTTGGCGGTATATCGTGAAATACCGCCGAACCCGCGCCTTTCCATTTATGAGCAGAACGCAGACGGCTCAAGCGGCGGTCATGTGAAGACCTACTCCGCAGTCAACGGCTGCGGCATCGTACAGAAGCTGGACGGCGAATGCTCGATGGATGCGAAAATCATCACAAAACAGACCGAGGGGTATATTTCCACCGGCAGACTCGCCGAGGTGGAAGGACTCATTTTTACCATTACGGAAGTGAAAAAGAATATCTCCTCCGGTATTTGCTACACCGAGTTTTCGGGGGATCATGTATCTTACCTTCTAAATGATGAAGCCTATGAAGTACAGGCATTCGATATGACGGACACACCGAAGAATATATTACTCACGCTGCTGTCCGGCACTCCCTTCACGGTCGGGCAGGTTGACCCTACAGAAGAGGTAACGCTCCGTGTCAATAAAAATGTTACCCGCCGTGCCTGCGTGATGCAGCTTGTGGCGCTGACCGGCGGCGAGATTGAATACTCCGGCTATACCGTCGGCATCCGGGAACATCTCGGAACGGAAACACCGATTGAAATCATGTCCAGCAGCCTTGTGCAGGACATTTCCTTTTCCAACAACGCTACGGAGGATGTGACGAATTACTCGCTGTCCCTTTACCAGAAAGGTTCTCTGGAAATCGGGGACGAGCTGCATATCGTCTTTCCGAAGCTCGGCATCAATGCCTACAGCCGGATTGTCGGTATGGACTGGAACCCGTTCAACTACAAAGAGGTTTCCATCACGGTCGGGCAGTACATCCCG